CACTATCGGCGAAGGTGAGTTGATGGCTCATGATGTCCCTCTGGGATGCGCTCCGGATGAATATGATGATCTCATATCAGGAACTTGTTCGCACCTTCCTTAGATGTGCGCGTGCGATGCGCATAAAAAAGGTCGCTTTCGCGACCCGTTTTTGATCAATTACATGTATTGAAGGATTTTTTCTTTTACCCGTTTATCCACCTTTAAGCGAAATCGCTCACCAGTTGAAAGTGTTATAACGCAACGGATTTTATTTGGATGAAAATTTAGCTTTTTCAACCGCACGGCCATTCTTTTGAACCAATCTTCATCAGCATCAATAATAATTCGATAATTAGCTTCATCTCCGTTTTCTAAACGAGTAGGAAGTCGATCAGACTCTTTATTCCTAAATAGCTGTTGAAGCTCAATTTCTCCGCCAACATACCAGTAAATGGCTTTGATTTTTATCGAATGCAATGAACGGTTAACAACTGTTATTGCTATCATCCTCCGGTCATCATCATCAGACATGATACGCCCGAATTTAACCTTTCCTCCAATAAAAGCCCTTCGATTGATTAAAGCAATGAACAGCGAAGTGATAACAGCTAAAAAAGTAGCCACTCCTGAAAACCAAGCCCCGTATGCAGATACTTTTGCCCAGTATGCAGTTTCACGGGCTGAAATTAACGCTTCGTAAGAGATATAATCAGAATTCATACTCACCCCACTTTTTTGAGGTGATTGTATCTGAAAGCTTTATCACAGGCACTCAGTGAATGCCTGCTGTAATGCCTATCCCCTACACGGGATATTTGTCAGCTTATCCGCTTGAGGGTATAACCATTATCAAGCCCACCAGCAGGTGAGCTTTGTAATGGCTACTGCCGGCTCAGCTTTTCTTTGAGCGCATACCCCATCAGAGGCCATAGTTCATTCTCTGCATTCTCAAGAGCGATACGGTTACCTAACGCCTCGTTGTCGTTCTCAGATGAGACCGCGCAGGAAGGCTTTCCTGTTACAGCGAAGCCATTCTTGGTAGTAATAATCGCCCAACGAAGAACCTGCCCCGTTACAGAAACGTGTTTGACGATTTCATGATGGGCAATGTTAGCAATCATGTCATCGCGGGTAATGCGTGGTGCGGTTAAACCCTTTTCCTGAATTTCCTGCTCAATATCTTTATCGCTCATTACGTTTTCTTCTCAGTTGGTTTCTGACAATTTGCCTGCCACGCTTTGTTATGCGCCAGGATGTCGCGCTTCGTCTGCTTATCCAGTACATCCCAGTCGTGGTCCGTTCCGTAGATGGGTTTAACCCAGTCGCACGCCGTATCGACTACCTCAACCCTTACGGGTCCAGTTGTCCCGCAGCTCGCGATCAACATCGTCGCCAGGCATATGGTTAACAGTCTGCTGTACATCGCTGGCCTCTTTCGTTGCATCTACCCGGCGTTCGGCTGCTGCGACCGTTGCAGCTGCGTTATCTTCGGTGCGCTGCTGGTCCGCTTTCGCTTCCGCTTTGCTGGTGCCGCGAATATGGCCCAGGCCAAAGGCACCGGCGATAGCGGAAATCACCAGTGCGGCCAGCCCGATTATCGTTTCGATACCCACACTCACCTCACACCAGAACAGATTTCGCCAGGTTAAACAGCGCGCGGCGTTTATCCAGCCCGTTTCTGCCACCATTGATAAGAAGCGTCACGCGCTCCACGTCGCCGGAATGAAGCAGGCAACCGCGGGAGGCATAGAACCATGCGGCTGAGCGCGCGGCGTATTCATCCTGTTCAAGCAGCTCCGGGTGGGTAACAAGGTCCAGTTTCAACGCCTGGCCACAACTGCGATAGTTACTCAGGCCGGTAACTTGTTTCAGCCCGCGACCGCGATATTTCCAGCCATCACCAGCGACCTGATTGCCAAGGTGTTCTTTTCCCCACTCACCACCGTATACCAGATTGGCGATCGCTTTCTGGTTTGCCGGTTGCGTTGCCGTCCTGCCAAGTGCGGCGGCCTGCTGTTGCGTGATGCGGTGGCTGCCGAACGTCGGCACCAGGTTTTCAGCCGCGTAATTCAGGTTTTCCACCAGCCGGGTAAATCTGGTGCTTTCATGCCCCATCTGGGCAATAAACATCGCCTGATCAAGCGGTGCGGTGATGCCGTATTCCTTCATGGCGGCGTCGATATGCGGAAACCAGCGCGCAGCTAACCCGGCGCTGATACCAGCCGCCTTCTGAAATTGTGATTGGTTCATTAGTGCCTCAGATGATCAACCAGGCGTGCAACGTTGCCTTTGACGGCCACCAGCACGGAAAGGCATATGATGTTTGCCACAATTGTGGCCCATGATGAATGCGGGTAAATCCCACAAAGGTACGCCAGCGGCACAGCGCTATACGTGACGGTAATCAGCCAGGCCAAACGCGAAATCCATGGCCGATGCCGCGAATCACCACGGCGATAAAACATCAGGGTGATCACAACTCCAGCGCAGAGTAACGCGTTGATCGTTGCTGATGGGTCATTTAGTACCACCTGAACCTCCCCGGCGCGTTATCAGCGCCACCAGCGAGCCGATATCCTGCTTATTCAGGAACGTAAGGATTTGAACGGCCAGCGCAGAGACAATCACGGCACCGATGGCATCCAGCGGTTTATCGCTATATTCCGTCCATGATGCGAGCTTAGATCCAACCAGACCAGAGCCAAGAATGCCGACAATATAGGACACGACGAAGTAAGCCAGCCGACGCAACACACTCAGTTCAGCCGCGGTCGCTATGTAGAATACGGCGCCTGCGAATGCACCAAAAACAACACCGTAATCAGTTCCGGTTAGAAGCCCGTAAACACTGGCCCCGGTCAAAGCAATACCGGCTAACCCAGAGCCGGAAATCGGATCGGACATCGGTCCCCCTCAATGCTGTGAATCCTCTCAAAATGAGGGGAAAGAAAACCGCAATGCGGCATAATTTGTCACTCTGTCAAAGGCCATCAGAAATGACCTTTTGCACAGTGTTATTTACTGGATTTAAACACGGGCCAGAGTAAAGTAATCACCCCGGCTACCAGCACGCCATCAGCAAGGATGGACATCATTTTGCTGGTGAAGTCGATGGCAACCACCAGGAACATCAATACCCCGGCGGCTACCCAGCGCAATTTCCCGATCACAGGTACTGGTCCAGTGGAAGTTGCAGCGCCTGAGCAATTTTCTTGAGCTGCTTCTCTTCTTCTTCCCCGATGCCGTCGTTGTCAGCGACATCAAGGCACAGACAAAGAACATCAACAGCATCGTTTGTACCGGCAACGTCAGCCAGTTCGCGCAGCGCCTGAGCATTAGCAGATCGCGGCGAAGCTTCATAGCGAGCACGGATATTGCTACTCATCTGTGCGATCTCACCAGCAAACGGTGCGAAAGCAGGCAATGCTGAAATGGTTTTTTCCAGAGTGGCGATTTCTTTCGCGTCGCATGTGCCGTCGGCACACGCAATGGAGTAAGCACCCCACACCGTAGCTTCAACCGCGTCGCGGTTTTCCATTTTCTTAACTTCGACAACAGCTTTACGTGCTTTCTTTTTGAAGATACCGAACATAGTGACTTTCCTTTTAGCGGGTGAGCCAGCGCTCAGGAATGATCAGCCCACAGAGACAGTCACACCGACCGTTCCCTATGGCTCACCCCTGAAAGGCTCTGTGGTTGAATTGCGCCGAGCGTGGCGCGAAGAATTTCGGACATAAAAAAACCCGCACTGAGGCGGGTTTGGTGTCGTGTGGGCGTAATATCCCACGATGGAAAGCATACAGGACAGTTTTATGCAAAGTCAACACTAACGTGCAAGAAAGTGTCGCCATTTGTTCCGATAATATTAATAAGTTGTCGCCTTCTCAAATTCTACTGCCGCGTGACGCTCCCCCTGGCGCAGCGTGTCCACCAGCATTTCATAAAAGGGTTTCCAGTTGCGTGACCATGAGGACTGATGGAGGTCCGGGAGACGCTTCAGAATGGCACGGTGTACCGTCGCCGAGGAGATAGCAGAGAAGCCATTACCAGAGCAACGTTCACACGTTTTGAAAACCGGTGCGCCACGTTCTTTGGTCGCTTTGCGATCCAGCACTTCACCTTTACCGCCGCATCTGCACCGCGCAAGGATTACCTTTTTCCCTCCGCAGGTTTCGCAAACCCTTTTCACCAGCTCATTTTTAATCTTCGGGGCCACCACTTCGGCACCGTCATCGTCGAAGATACCAGGATGTTTAACCACATCCTCATTCCCGGAGATAAAACCGGTACCGCTGCAACTGTGACATGTCACGCTGGTAGCCGCCGAACGGGAGTAATCAGCAAAGGCAAACTGCGCCAGCGTCAACATGCATGCTCCGAGCTTGTCGCCAGCGGCTTTGCGGACATTTTTAGGAGCGTTTTTGATAGCAACCTGCGCCAGCGCCTGAACTGCGAGCTGTTCATCTGTTTTGCTGATGCCGGACTTGCCGAAGAAAGCAGCCAGGCCGAAGCGTGCACGGCTGCTGGTGGTACCAATCGCCGCCATTACATCTGTTCCTGTAAGGCGGTCCGGAGAAGTTCCCTTCACGTCATCGCTGATATGCATTCCCTGAGGACTAAAATGTTTGAGCGATGCTTCCAGTTTCATAAGGTTTCCCTCGTTGCTTTGATGTTTTTAATAGTCTGCATTGCTGGAATGCCTTTCTTTTGAGTAACGTCTGGTCTGAGCTTTCTGCTGTGGCGCCGAACGCTGCTTTGCTAACTCCTGGTCAATTGGCAGGAAGTGCCCGTTATAGAATCGACGGTAGATCGTACCCAATTCACCGTTGCGCTGTTTGGTCACGTTAATTTCCGCGATCCCCTTCGCTGGCGACTCAGGGTTATAAACTTCATCTCGGTATAGCATCATGATCAGATCAGCATCAGCCTCAATCTCACCAGAGTTTTTGAGGTCTGAGTTCATCGGTCGTTTGTTGGGTCTCGACTCAACGCCACGAGAAAGCTGGCTCAGGGCAAGGACCGGAGTTTTATTGGATTTAGCCAGACGCTTGAGTCCTTTTGACACCTCACCGACGGCAAGGTCATATCGTGCAGTGCTTTCAATTTTGATGAGTGCCAGGTAATCCACGACCACCAGCGCTATTTCCGGATGCGCCAGCTGTAGGCGGGTAGCTATCTGTTGAATCTGATCTACTGTCAGATCGGTGGAATCAACCATCCAGATGCTACGACCAGTCAGGCGCTCTACACCGTTTGTAAGTCTGGCCCAGTCCTCATCTTCAAAATCAGCAGCCTTTTTCAGGCGCGAAACTGACATGCCGCCGGCAGCAGATACCATTCGCTCTCCGATCTGGATATTTGGCATTTCCATGCTGAAGAACAGCACACCACGGCCCTGCTCAGAAACTTTGTCGATGATATCCAGCGCCAATTCAGTTTTACCCATCGACGGCCGCGCAGCGATAAACACCAAGTCTGTTGGTTCAATGCCGCCAGTCTTTGCGTCCAGCTCTTCGATACCTGTCATGAGGCTTCTGGCTTCTTCAAGCCCACGGTTGCGCGCATCTACCCGATCCACCACAGCAGGAAGAATGTCGTCGATATGAACTGGCTGAACGGTCTTTTCTTCGAGAGTAATTGCTGCAATGCTGTTCTGTGCGGCCCTGAATGCCGATAAAGCCGCATCACTATTGTGAGCATTCCGGAGATCGACCAGCGCCCTTTCAATGACAGCTTCGGCATCGCGAACAGCTGCATTACGCTCCAGCGTGGCAACGTAGGACACAAGCGCCGACTTGGCCCATGCGATACGGCTCGAGTCCATAATGATTGCGCTGTGCTTTGGCATGTTTTCGCAGAGCAGTACAGGGTCAATAACGCCAGCTCCACGCGCCTGACGGCAGATCCCAGTATATATTTCCCGATACTGCGGTACCGAGAAAGCTGTGGCTGGCACCCTGGAAAGAATATCCAGTACCTCAGGGTCGGCTCCACGCAGAAAAATTGCGCCGATCACCGCACCTTCCAGATCTTCATTTTTCCAGACAGGAGTCATGCTACAACTCCTGACGCGATGGCACGGAAACTTCCCCAGCCAAATGCCAGACGGTTGCGGCCACCATCGGTAACCCGATCCACAATTCTCTCGCCAATCGTTTCTTTCAACTGGTCGAATGTAAGATTGCTGATCAGGATTGTTGGCAAAATGCTTTCGTACCTGGCATTGATAATTTCCTGAAGGATGGTCATTTCAGTCGGACTGCCGAACTGAACGCCCACCTCGTCGATAATTAGCAGATCCAATGAAGCGAAACGTTCAATTACATCTTCCTCGGTCATTTCAGCATTGTGGCGCCACGTGCTTTTCACTGCTCGGGTGAGGCGCATAACGTCGGTGATTTCCACTTTAGCGAGATGTCCACGGATGATGCTTTTCGCCATAGACACTGCCAGGTGGTTTTTGCCGGTTCCACAATTTCCTGTCATAACGAGCCCAGTTCCAGCTTTAAGGCGTTCAGGCCAGCTGGTGGCATAACGCTGACAAGCCGCGAGATTTTTGGCGGCATCCGGGTTGACAGCCTGGTAGTTATCGAATTCACATGCTTCGAATCGTCTTGCGATCCCGGCATTGTCCATCAGGTCGACTACTCGTAATGCACGCAGACTGGATTCAATGTCAGCAAGTTCCGCTTTCACACACTCCGGGCACTGGGAGTATTTAACGTTTTCAACTCCACGATATGCTTTTCCAGTGAGGGAAATGCGCTGATAGTTGCCATGTTTTTCACAGTCGGCGGCGTGGACGTCGCCTGACTCCCAGCTCCCCCACTGCCACGGTTTTTTATGTTCAACAGCAAACGCCAGTTCTTCACGAAGCCCTTCGCGCTTTGCCACCAGAGCTTCCCTTTCTTCGCGTTGTTTAATACTCAGCATTGTGATTTCTCCTGCTTACCAGTTGCAGTCTGATTGGCCATAGTCTTGTTCACTAAACCCCGAAACCGGCAGCCCACCAGGTCTACCGCTTACCGCACCAGATGGCGCCTGCCATGGCTCTTCGAAATGCCGATCGGGTCCAAAGAACGTCGCCGCCTGTTTCACGTACTGCGTTCCGGCGCTACCTGTAGCACGGACATAACCTGCATAACGGTTTACACCAGCCAGCATTGCCTCAGTGTTAACACCGTCTTTGATTCGAGCTTTCCAGGCTTTCCAGGCGGCAGCTTTAGAATTACCGCCAGCACGTTTAGGGTATGCCTGCCATGCCTTCTCGAACTCGTTGGAATAGTTCTCTTTGGAAGAGCGATTTTCAGAATGGACTTTCCCACATGCGCCAATATCTTGTGATTCTTGTTTTGAATTTACTTGTGGATCATGTTTTGAATTTACTTGTGGATCTGGGGTCAGATTCTGACGGGTGAAAACGCCATTTTTGTCAGAATCTGACGGGTGAAAACCGTTTGAACATCCAGAATCTGACGGTTCATATTTTGAAGGGTCAGAATCTGACGGGTGAAAACTGTTAGCCCTGCGTTGCTGTTTCAGCGCAGCTACCTTGTCCTTCTCAATGCGTGCCAAAGCCTCCAGGCGATCAGCATTCAAATGATAAAGATTGGACGTGTTGCGATTACCTTTACGGCGTGATTCACGACGCAGCCAACCGGCAGACTCGAGTTCAGCAATGGCGGTCCTGACCGTGCTTTCCCCGAGCCCCAGCTGGCGGCAAATAGTTTCAACACTCGGATAGCAGACACCATCATCATTCGAGTAGTCAGCCAGACGAGCCATAATCACCAGCTTTGCACCCTTAATGTCATGCGCGGCGCACGCGTCCCAGACGTTACCGAGAATTTTGCTACTCATACAAACTCCTGAACTGGCGTGATTGTGTAGCCGCGAGCTGGCTCAAGACGAACTGCAAGCCCGGTATCGAGAGCACCAATTTTTCTCACTTTCAGGAAACCTGCTCGTTCAAGGGCCTTGATCTCCTTAAACATTGCCTGCTTTGAGCAGCAACAGAATTCGTACAGTACCTGATGATCGATTACTCGCTCCCCTTCTCCATCCATAGATCCGCCCATCAAAATGCGAAGCATGACCAACCGCTGAAGTGGGTTATCGAATGAATATTTACGTACGAAGTCAGAGTGATTCATGATTCCTCCTGCATGCCGTGACATGTCACACCTCAGAACCGCTCTTGAAAACCAACTGTTCTTTTGTAATAACTGGCTTATTCACGAATGACTTTGATGCGCTCTCGATCGCCAATGCCAGTCTGGGGGAAGCATTGCGATGACCATAAGCAATGAGATTCAGGTATCCCGGAGATGTGCCTGATTTTTTAGCAAGATCTGCCCACTGCTCTTTTGTTGAGCACTTACGCCAAGCAAGTAATTGGTTGTTCATTACGGTCTCCTGTTGCAATGAATCAACTTTAGCTTTTTGCTAAATTAAATGCAATAATCATTTAGCAGTTTGTGTATTTACCACATTGCTAAATAATGAGATTATTTTGACATGGACATAAAAAGCATACGCAAATCAAACCTTGAGCAGCTCATTGTTGAGTTCCTGAAGCGCGACAGACATACGACAAAAGCAGCTTTCGCAGAATTGTGCGGGATAAGCCCTGCCCAGTTGAGCCAGTTGCTTGGGGGCAATAGCCATCGAAACATAGGCGACAAAATGGCCAGAAAGATTGAACAGGCCTTGGATCGTCCGTTTGGGTGGCTGGATAGTCCACACAATGCTCCTGACAGTATTAAAAGCGAGTTGGAGTATGTCGGATCAGTCCGTCCGGGAGCTGTACCAGTTGTAGGGGAAGCGATTCTTGGGATTGACGGAATGATCGATATGCTAGAGATCCACGCTGGATGGCTACAAATATACAGCGCGGATAGGGATGCCTATGGGCTGAAAGTGAAGGGAGACAGCATGTGGCCACGCATACAGTCTGGAGAATATGTCGTCATAGAGCCAAACACCCAAGTTCATACAGGTGATGAGGTTTTTGTGCGAACAAAAGATGGGCATAACATGATAAAAATCATGAGTAAAACTCGCGATGGCGATTATCAATTCTCAAGTGTAAACAGTGATCACAGGCCCATCACCTTAAGTCCTGATAGCATCGAGAAAATGCATTTTGTTTCAGCTATTGTTAAGCATACGCGTTATGTTGACAATGATGAAATGCCCGCCCTGTAAACCCCATCTTTATCCCCCTCCAACCGACCTGATGGTCGGTTTTTTTATGCCCACCGAAGAAT